CTCTTACGAAAGAACGCTGGACAAAATTAAGACGAAGGAGAAGAAAATCGGCAACACTACTAGAATGGTCGACCGTCTTGATTTATTTGTTCGAAGTATCGCTGATATTTCCAACGCTGCAGAACTCTTCGGCCTAGCAAAGCTCTCTGGGCACCCGACTGTATTTGCTGAAAAGTCTGCAGCTGCTGTCAGGACCGAGTCTTTGCCGGACGGAACTTTCTCGATGTTGGCAGTACGGCAAATGACGCGAATGTTCAAACATATTGTACTATCGGGTTATATTGACAGACACTCTGATTGGCCAAATATGCGATGCCTCCCCCCTCGCGGAAGTATCCTAAGGAGGCATTACAACAATCGTGTGACATCGCTACCGTTAAACTCGTATCATATTGCCGAGTTGGACGGTGTTGAATTTGGCAAGTTCATTGAATTCGACTATTCAGAGGACTACCTGAAGTTCCTTGATGACAAAGCTATTTGTCCTGGCGCATCTGAAACTCCAAAATTTTGGTTCGGACAAAAGGTAGAGACCAGACGACTGTTGCAAAAAATCCTCGAAGTTCAGCATTTCGACACTCGCGAGTTGGTCGAACGTCTGCGACATAGCGCCTTTACTTTAGATGAGCTTATCGTCGAGCTGACTCAAAAAGAGCGCGAACTAAAAGTTGCTGCTCGGTGCTACTGCAAACTACCCTTCGCCGTCCGAACGTTTTTTACTCTAACCGAGTACAACCTAGGCGAACATTTCATGTCTAAGTACATGCCGCAGCAGACAATGACTATGTCCAATACTGAGGTTCGTTCTCGCCTTTACAACATGGTCCGTTCATCGCAGACGCGGAATAAGACTCTACTCGAAGTCGATTTTTCTCGGTGGAATTTACGATGGCGCGACATTTCTGTCCTGCCTATTGCAATGGTACTAGAAGATATCTTTGGGCTACCTGGAGTTTTCAGCCAAGCCCATCCTTTCTTTTCGAAGGCAACAATAGTCTTAACGGATAAACATTCCTTACCTGCTGGAGCATCTCCTTCAATTCCCATTAATCTATGGCCAGAAAGCGACCTTCTTTGGCGAGGTCATCAAGGTGGATTCGAAGGAATTCAGCAAAAGCTATGGACGATTTGCACCATCGCCATGATGTATTACGTGTTCCATGATCAAAATGTTTCGTTTCTTATGGCCGGCCAAGGCGATAATCAAATATTTGCCATCACATTTGACGTTTCTACTGAGTCGGCTGCTGACCAATTGCGCCGACTACTTTCAATCATGGAAACAAGATGTTTCTACTTAAATCACGAAGTTAAGCCGGACGAATGCATTGACTCGTCTACAGTACTAACTTATAGTAAAGAGATTTATGTGAAAGGTGTCCATACGTTGTATAATCTGAAGTTCGCTGCACGTACTCTCAAAGTCGCAGACTCCGATATTCCGTCACTTTCAACCGAAGTCGCTGGTGTCAATGCAACAGCAATAGCATGCGCAGACACGTGTAAGCATCCTGTTCTTTCTATCTTTTGGAAAACTTTCCAGTTACTGCGCCTTCTTTCTTATCGCGCTTACTGTCCGATTTTCCGAACCGAAAGAAATTCCCTTCTCAAAATCCTAAATGATCCGCTTCTAGCGGAGTTCGTTATTCTTGTTCCAGGCTCTCTGGGCGGTCTGCCGATGCAAACGTGGGGACGATTCTTTATGAAGGGCGAAACTGATGATTTATCCTGGGACGTGGCTGCAGTTAAACGTCTTCTACCTTACTCTTCGGCACTTGCGGCGGATTTCAAAATGCTAGTTGCCGGCGCGTATAAGCCTCGAAACCCGAATCTAACTAACCTGATTCTCGATCCCAAGAGCATTCCTATAATGCGACCGAAAGATCAAAAGCGTTTAATTAAAGAGAGTATTTCCGCTATTCTACCGGGGATTACAAAGAACAAATGGATCGCCGATATACTGAACTCGTCTGTGTCTTCAGCTGGAGATAGTCTACTGCTTGAACTCTCAAAAACACAACCTTTATATCCGAAAATAATGTCGGATGTCTATGCCTATTCACCAGCTGGAGTTAGGGATTCATTAATGGCTCGATTTACAATGACGAGAACAGTCGCTCAAATCACTCAGAGTAGTCTGTTCACCGATCAAATTGCCCAAAGCAACGTCGATCTCCTCAGTAATCTAATCGTGCGTTACCGAGCAGCAATCAAAGTTCGTGATAATTCAATTGAGAATCGCTCAGCATTCGAAATTTGTCAGATTCTACGATCGCACTGGGGTCCGACCGTTAAGCACGAAAACATCGGAGCTTATTGTCCTCTTGATTACTTGCTGGTAGATACTCCGCTGAGCAATTCAGTCATTACAGCATCCTGTCGGGTTCCCGTAGATACTCTATGCGACTCAGTCGGTTTTTACCCGCCTAATTTTGGCACGAAAACACGACAAAAAATATCCGATCACGGATACAAGGTTATTACTTCTTCGTCGACTGCAGGCGACCTACGCGCACTTTGTATTACAGCAAGCGAACTCCAATGCTCGAACGAGTTGAAGCAATTGTTTAATGATATAATCACTGCTCGATCGCCGTATGATATGGCATCACTCGAACAAGTAATGCCGTCATCTTATGGCGGAGCAGCCGCGCACCGTCATGATCAACTTAACACTGCTTCCTACTCGATTCTCGGTTCTAAAACTGTACCCACACATCTAAACTTTTGTAGCGATCTCGCTGGTGAGCTATCCGGAGGAGAAAATGATTATCCCGTTGTGTTCCAAGAGTACTACTTGTATCTCACTAGTATTTTCCAGACTTTGAGCTCACACATTTTATCAACTCCAAAAACACTGGGAGTTGAAATTCCTTCGACTCTAGTTC